CTATTGTAATAAGTGGAACTAATTTTAGTACAGGGGCAACTGCTTATCTTATTGGTAATGATGGAACAGAGTATACAGCTGATACAACCACAATTAATTCTATTGTTCAAATTACTGCTGTATTTGGAGTTTTAGCAGCAAATAAAGAACCATATGATATTAAAGTTGTAAATCCATCAAATTTGTATGGAATTTTGCCAGACGCTGTATCTATAAATGATACACCTTCTTGGACCACTGCAGCAGGATCTTTAGGAACATTCGATGAGCTTTCTTCAGTATCTCTAACTGTTGCTGCAACTGATGAAGAAAATACTTCAATAACATATTCATCTACTAATTTGCCAGCATGGTTATCTTTAAATTCTTCTACTGGTGCTTTAACTGGAACTGCTCCTTCTATTTCATCAAACACTACTTATTCATTTAATATTACAGCTAGTGATGGATCTAACACAAGAAGTAGAGCGTTTAGTGTTTCTGTAATCGATACAACAATAACGCTTGAAGCATTAATTGTTGGAGGCGGAGGCGGCGGCGGAGGCCGTGCAGGCGGCGGCGGAGGCGCTGGCGGATTAGTTTATCATTCTGCAAAATCTTTTGAAAAGAATGCTACAGCATTAGTAACAGTTGGTACGGGAGGACTTGGTGGAGGTGGAGGAGGTTCCCCAGGAACTAGATCTGAGTCTGCTGGAGCAGACGGAACAAACTCAGTATTTTCAGATATAACCGCAAACGGCGGAGGTGGTGGATATTTTGGTGATACTGGTCCTGGAAGACCTGGAGGCTCAGGCGGCGGTGGCGGATATAACGGTTCTGGTGGATCATCTACTCAAGGAAATTCTGGAGGCGGAACAGGCTACGGAAATGCAGGTGGAGGATCAGCATTAAGCGGAACATTTGCATATAAGCAAGGCGGAGGTGGTGGCGCTGGCGGAGCAGGAACTTCTGGTAGTGGTTCTACTGGTAAATGTGGTGATGGAGGGGCAGGACGAGAATACTCTATAACTGGAACTGCACAATTTTATGCTGGCGGAGGCGGAGGTGGTGGACATGATCCATTTAATTCATCTTTAGCAAATAACGGTAGGGGTATCGGTGGATCTGGAGTTGGAGGAAATGGAGGACCAGTAAGTACTTCTGATGGACAGCCAACAGCAGGAACTGACGGCACTGGCTCAGGCGGTGGAGGAACGTGGTCAAACGGAGGAGATTCATTCGATGGTGCTCGTGGAGGAAATGGCGTTGTTATTATTGCATACCCAAATACTTTTCCCGCTATTACAACAATTCCTGGAACCTTAACATATGATCAACCAACACGAGCAGGATATAGAGTTTATCGGTTTACAGCTGGAACTGGCACAATCACATTTTGATAGTATAATAAAATTATGACATATCAGCTCAAAGTAATCAAAGATTATCCAATCGGCTTTTGGCCACTAGATGAATCATCTGGAACAACCGCTTCTGATATTTCAGGATGCGGTAAAAATGCCACATATGTAGGATCTCCTGCATCAAATATATTACCATTAGTTTCTGGCGGGGTATCAGGAACAAAAATAACAAATACAGCATATATAACTGTACCCGTTACTAAAGATTATTATGGGGCAACTGTTGGGGCGGGATTCGGAACAAAATATACTTCAGATAATGACTTTACTATGGAATGCTGGGTTAGCCCGTCAATATCATCAACATCAGTAACCAGACTATTTGGAGATACTTCAAATGGTATAGGATTGTTCTGGGATAAAGGACATATTGTTTTCAGGGTTTCTTCAACAGAGTTTGTAATAGCCCCATTAAATTATTCTAAGAAAGCTCTGCATTTAGTAGGCAAATACACTTCCCGATCTATTGAATTATATATAGACGGGGTATCAGTAGAGTCAAAGGCTTTATCAAATTTTAAATTTACAAATACAACAATAGGATTACAGATAGGCCCAACCTCAGATGCTGGAGATTCTTTTATTGTAGATGCTCCAGCGGTTTATAGATATTCATTATCTGATAAAACAATCATTCGTCACTATGTAAATGGAAATACAACATCTCCTGCAATTCAAGTTGCATACCCAGATGAAGGAGTTTTATATAGCGGGACAGATGCAAATACCAGACCATACTTTGATTATTCATATCCAGTAAATAAGCCATGGACATACTGGCTAACTGACGACACCTATTTTGACCTTGTTGAAAACAGCATAGGATTTTTTGAGACAGAAACGGCAGAAGCAAAGACTTTAGTAATTGAAGATCTTATTATTGTCCCCTCTGGATTAACCCTAAATACTTCCAAGGTGGAATGGAGAAATGATTTAGGTATAATCGTTGAATCTAGTATCGACGGGGAAACATGGGTATCCTGCGTAAATGGACAACCAGTCCCTCAGTATACAAAAGACTCATTTAGCACATCTGGCAAACTATATATTAAAATAACGATGTCTACTTCAGATGCCAGCAAATACCTACCAACCCTATCATTTTTCTGCGTAGCATTTTATTTGAGCAAGGACCTATATGCCGATAATTATGGAGATAAACTATCTTCTACTACTGAGTATTATTTAGGGTCATTAAATTATCCTATTTTATCCCGCAATTATTTAAATGGAATTAGGGCTAAAAATGCAGCAGGATTTGATGTTGACACATTGTCTTCTATCAAGTCTGTAGAGATGTTCTTTACACCCCTTACGTTGGCCGCTAACGCCCTATTCTATGCTTCCGACCCTTCTGCTACCAGATTGGCCTGGAACGGCTCTGGAGTGGTCTCTAAGGCTAATATAGCCAAGTTGTATGTCAACAACGTAGATGTAACTAATCAAACAAATATAAGCTCATATTTAGTAGCAGATCAGCCACATCACGTAGTTTTGGTATTTACCACCCCAGTAACTGGAAGCCTACAGTTTAATTATGAGACGTCAGGCGGACCAAGCAACCTTTATAAGAATATAACCACCTATGAAAAAGAATTAACTTCGGGAATTGTAGAAACCCACTATGAGCTATATACGGGCAGAGCAGTGTCTACAGTCACCGAACCGTCAATCACATTGACAGAATCCGACGTTATTGCATATAATAATGACTGGATCGTGCTACAAAGCGTTTAATTTTGTCACAACCCTTGACAAAAAGCTGGACTTAGACAGTAAATAATGGTAAAATAAAAACATATGAATATTAAAAAAGTAGGCGCTAGATACGATGAAAATGAAACCACTCTCGGAATCTATGTTTGGGAAATGCCAGACGGACGCTGGATTGGAGATGATGATGGGAATTTTCTTTCGGTCACGTCCCAAAAAGGAAATAGATCCAAGGTCGATGCTTTGGCTAGAGAAGTACGCTCATACGGTATATATGAGGGCGGGCCTAAATTTCTTATGGGTAAACGAAAAATCAACGACGAAGAATACGAAGAACAAAGAACAAGATTAAAGTGGGGTCTTACACCAGATCCACTTGATATTGGTGAATATAAAGACCAAATGAAGGCTCTTAAAAATGGAGGAACAAAATGATAGAAGTTGATGACGATAACTCAGACAATGTTTCTATTTCTAATATTGCAGACTGGACAAGATTTAATATGCCAGTGGAAGCAAAGAGCAATGACCCATTTAAAATTGAAGGAGAAGACCTAACTAAAATTACAGGTCTAGGTACTTCATTCCGTCGTAAGATGGGAAGAGATTTGCAAAAAAGATTTCAAGGAATTGACGGAACGGCTACACAGCAGAACCTACTTGCACAAGCAATTACTGGTTATGCAATGTTCGACCTTATTGAGCCACCATATAACTTAGATTATTTATCACAGATTTATGAAATTTCACCATACAACTATGCAGCAATTAATGCTAAGGTTTCCAATATCGTAGGCCTAGGCCATGACTTTGTAGAGACAAGAAAAACAAAAGAAGCATTTGATAATATTACAGATGACAGATCGCTAGACCGTGCACGTCGTAAGCTAAATAGACTACGCCAAGATTTATACGATTGGCTAGAAGATTGCAATGAAGAAGAAACTTTTACAGAAACATTAATAAAGGCTTATACAGATGTAGAGGCAACAGGAAACGGATTCATAGAAATCGGCAGAACATCTGCTGGAAAGATAGGATATCTCGGACATATTCCTGCAAAGACTATGCGTGTACGCCGTTTGCGTGATGGCTTTATTCAATTGCTTTACGGCAAGGCAGTTTACTTCCGTAACTTTGGAGATCAAGAAACAGAGAACCCAATTGCAGGCGGACTAGATAGACCTAACGAAATTATTCACCTTAAGAAATACACTCCAACAAATAACTATTATGGAATACCAGATATCGTGGCTTCACAAAATGCTATGGCTGGAAACGAATTTGCTGGCAAATATAACCTTGACTACTTTGAGAATAAGGCGGTCCCAAGATATATTATTACAGTAAAGGGAGCCAAATTATCTACAGAGTCAGAGCGTAAGCTTCTTGAATTTTTCCAAGTAGGCCTAAGAGGCAAGAACCATAGATCTCTATATATTCCACTTCCACCAGATTCACCAGACTCAAAGGTTGAATTTAAGATGGAGCCAATTGAGGCAGGAACTCAGGAATCATCATTTAACGTATATCGTAAATCTAATAGAGACGAAATTCTATTATCTCACCGTGTCCCAATTAATAAAATTGGAACTCCAGAAGGAGTTAATTTGGCGGTAGCAAGAGATGCCGATAAGACATTTAGAGAGCAGGTATGTCGTCCAGCTCAAATGAATTTAGAGAAGAAATTAAATAAACTTATTGAGGAAATGACAGATGCTCTATTACTCAAGTTTAACGAATTGACTCTTACAGATGAAGATACCCAATCAAAGATTGATGAGCGATATTTGAGGATGCAGGTAATTACCCCAAATGAGGTTAGAATTAGAATGGGCATGGTCCCTATCGATGGTGGGGATAAAGTCGTAGAATTAAAACCACAGCA